TTGTTTCATCAAGATAAAAGTCAATAGCATTGTCTAGGTCATCGTCAACGCCAGAAGCGCCGGCCATAACCTTATCGCTGACACCGTGATCTGCTAACAAATCAACATATCGTTCTGCTAATACATCAAGTACTTTTTTATCAACGTACTCTTTAAACAACATCCAAATATCACCAATATGGTTTTCATTCATTCTATGATTTCTCCAGTTTCTTCATCAATGGCAAGTTGTACTGTAGGAACTGAACGAACATCATTAAATTCAAGCATGACTTTATCAAGGCATCCATCTTCATTACGTTCCCATTCCTTACGATACAGTTTGATCTCTGTACCATCTGTAGAAACGTATTTAAGTCTGTTGCCATCTTTTGTAAGAAAACCTTTTGCCTCACACAGATCAGTAAGACCACTGTATGGACTCATGCCTGTTGCATAAGGAATCTCAACCTGAACTGATTCAAATGGCTTTGCATAACGAGTTTTCATAATCTTACAGGCTGCACGGATACCGTTAACAGTTGTAGTCTTATTACCATCAGCGTCAGTTTTCAATTTCAATTTACGCATAGCAATAACAATAGAGCTAGCATAGATGAAGCCTTGACCACCTGAGATTTTGTCATCAGGATCAAACATATCCTGGCTTGCGTATGTGTGATTAGTACACACCAATCCAACATTGTAGCTACCAAACATGTTTACACAGTTACGAACAAGACTTGTAAGTGCTTTAGGTTTACGGCCCATATCACCTTTCATTTCGCCTGCTTCAAACTGGTTAACATCTGTAGGAGTTAACAACATGCCAAGTGAGTCAATGACAAACAATACTTTAGGACGAGTTGCTTCATCCATTGTTTTGTATTCTTTCATGAATTCACTAATGGTCTTTGCCACGTCGTCGATCATAGCCATGTTAAGTTTTAACAATTTTTGTTCACTTGTATCTACGCCAAGTGCATGAAGCCATTTCTCATCAAGGGCATTTTCACTGTCAACTAACACTACATAGATGCCTTGTTTTTGAGCAGCTTTGATGAGGTTGCCAGAGCAGATATAGCTCTTGCCTGCACCTGATTCTCCTGCAAGTACTGTCACTTTACCAAGTGGCACACCTTTGTTAAAGTCTGAACTAATCAGATAATTTAGAGCATAGTTGCCTGTTGAGATCCAATCTGTAGGATCATTAAAGCCAACACCTAAGCCATCGATGCTCTTGGTTAGGGTTTTGCGGAATTTAGATAAGTCAAATGCTTTTGTTGCCATGATTAATTATCCAAGTCCATTGCGACCCACTCTTTGATCACTGCAATAAGTTCTTCTTCTGTATTGCACATGACCTTAGCGGTCTTCCATTCTTCTTTCTTATCGCGACCACTAACTTCTATCATGAAGCCGTTGTCATAACGATTAAGACTGATATTTTCATTTACTTTTGCGAGTTTGTTTAGTTTAGCCATAGTTATTCTCCTAATAGTGGCGAGAAGTACAGGGCGCAAACCCTGTACTCACTCTAACGCTTACTGCTTGTTACGATTGCGAATCATAGCAAGAATGTCTTCTGCACGACCACCGCCTGCGGCAGCTGGTGCTGTTTCTTGCTTAGGTGCTGAGAATGATTTCTCTGCTGTAGCAACTTCTTCTTCCCAAGGTGCAACATCATCTGCTACTGGAGCAGGCGCTGTCTTGGCAGCTGGTGCCGTTGCCTTAGGTGCAGAGTTAGGATCACCTGTTGCTTGGCCCATACCTGCTGGTTTGAAGTATTGTCCCCAACGATCCATATCAAATGGCTCGCCATCGACACTTGCTTCGAACATTTCTTTCATAACTTTGACTTCAACGTCAGTTGGCTTCTTAGGCAAGTAATCCTTAAGATTGAACAAGCCATGCGTTGCCAAATTAGCAGTTTCTGTACTGTCTAAAGGACGAGTACGACGGCTCCACTTTGATGTAGAGTAGTCAGCATAACCACCTTTTGAAGTTTTGATCAACTTAAAGTCAACGCCGTTGACTGGGTCAGTTGGCATGTCATCCATTTCTGGATCAAGCAATGCACCCTTGATCAATTGGAAAATCTGTGGCCCAATAATGAAACGACGGTTTGCATTTTCAGGACGATTTTCTTCTTTAAGACCATCTTCAACAACGTATCCTTGGAAGATGTAGCTACGTTTCTTCCAGTACTTACGACCCATATCTTCTAGCGCAGGGTCTTTGAACCAACCACGTACTTCTGCAAGGATTGGACAAGTTTCTCCGTACATCTCCATACAAGGAACATTGACAGTCACTGGTTTACTGTCAGTAGAACCCTTTACTCCAGCGAATGGCAGTTTAATCATTGCCCTCTCGACCCAGAAAAATGTATTGTCAGGATTTCCGTCAGGTAAAAAACGGACTGTTGATTCGGAACCTTCTTTCAAGTTCCAGAAAGGGTAAATGGAATTGTCTCCACCGGTACGTTCACCGCCACCCTTTGAATTACCTTCTTGCTCTTTGAGCTTTGCTCTGATTTCAGCTAATGATGCCATGATTATCTCCTATTGTTAGCCTAAGTTTGTTTTGCATTTCTGCTAGTTTTGCCTATATCTACTTTACACCATTGTAAAGTAAAAAAGTGCATATATGTTATTATACGCACTTTTATTTATCATTGCAAGAGATATCTTGCTTAAATTTGATTTATTTTTACCAATTATCTAAACATAGAATTAAAGCGTTTGAACATTTCAGAAACATCAGCTTGTGGCTTTTGTAGTCCATTTTCAGTAATGCCAGCAAGTTGACGTATACGTTTTGATTCGTAAACTTGTGATAGCTCACTGATTACACTGTGTGCCATCTTGGCTGCATCTTCACCAAATTGTTTTTCAACTGCTAATAATACACCAGTTTCTCCTTTAGGGAAATTACCAGTTGTCTCATCATACATTGATTTAACAAACTCAACCACTTCGTTTTGTTTACTAGTACCTTCAAAGAATTCTTCAACATCCATACCAGCCTTAGTAATAGCTTCACCTAGGCTCATTTCGCCTGATCCAAAGTTAACCATAGTCTCTGCGGTTGCACCAGCTTTCTTTGCCTTAGCAATGGCAGCAGCCATGCCTTTCTTAGCAGCGTGGCGAGCTGGATTCTTAACAGTGTTTCCAAACTGGTCTTTGTTGTCGCCTGGCTTTTTGTAAGGACCATCAAACGGTGGATCTTCTTTTTCTTCTGCCACTGGAGCAGCAGCTGGAGGTGCTTCTGGAGCAGGAGGTGCTTCTGGAGCAGGTTCAGCCGGAGCAGGAGGTGCTTCTGGAGCAGGTTCAGCCGGAGCAGGCTCAGTAGGTGCAGGTGTAGTTGAATCAAAATTGATCTTACTAGCAATGTCTGTACCATTTTCTTCGTCATGTTTCTCTAGGTAGCTCTTTAGAAATTCTCTAATGTCCATTTCTGGATTTACTTTACCTAATTGTTTAATTGCATCAGTAAATTCTTGATCGTCGATTATACCTTGCAAACTTTGAATAGCATTAGTACCATCTGCGCCTACTGGGAATTCTTGTGCAATTAGTTGATTTAATGTTTGAATAGACGCACTTTGACTTTCTTCATCAGTATTAAACAAATTACTTTCTTCACTGACTAGATTATTTAAAAATGCTTCAAATTGATCTTCTTGATCTAAGTTAGCGTACTTTTTATAACGACTTGTTTCGTCTTTATGCCTAAACGCAACTTTTTCACCATCTTCATAATCAGTCTTCTCATGCTTAACACCATGTGCAGTTTTAGTAACTTTTCCGCCACGGTGTGTAGTACCAGTTTCTTTATCGCCGTCAAAAACTTCATCAAGAATATCTTCTGCTGTTAATTCTTTAATAACATCAACTTCTTCACCTACTAGTTTGTAGATGTATGGGAATACATTTTTTAATTCTTCATTGAAACTGCGAATAGTTAAACGATCAATCCAATCATTAACCACATCTTCTGGAATCTCTTGTGCTTCATTAACTACAAATGATTCTGCAAATGATTCATAATAGCTTTGATTTTGTAGGCTGCGGATTTCTTTCTTAACTTGATCAATTCGCTCGTATACTTTAGTCTGGATATTTCCCATGGCTTCGCTGACCATAGAGTTACGATCAACATAACCTTTAAACATACGTAATTTGTTTAATTCTTCGCTTAGTCCAGTAATGTGTTGACCAATCCCATCATAAGGTGTGCCACCGTGTGCCACATGAGTAGCTAGTGCGCGAGCACCATTTAAGTGTTTAACTGGATATTTAAAACGCTCACCTTGGCTGTTTTCAACATGGATACTTTCAATGTGCAATGTGCGGCCTGCGGCATGTGCATAATTTACAGGTTGCGTATGTCTAACAATTAGTTTAGCTTCGCCCATCTGTTGATAACTAGTCTTAGATGTGCCCCATAGTTTACTTTCAGTCATACTACCTTCTCCGTTATTATTGGCTAAATGTTGATAATCTCTTTTATCTAAATTACTCTTTGAAATGTCTCTGATAGAAAATTTCATTAATCTGC